AATAAAATACTTGCTAAAAAGACTGGCGGAAAAGTCAAGAAGATTGCGGGGTGGTAAATGTCCACTTCTGGAACTGTAAGTCAAACAGTCGTATCAGTTCAAGATCTGATTGATCATGGTGCTCGTCGCGCGGGTAAGTTGGCTGAGGAACTCACAGTAGAACAAGTTAGCGCTGCAAAGACTAGTTTATATTACCTCTTGTCTAGCCTCGCTAACTGGGGTATTAACTACTGGGCGATTAACAAAGTGGTCATTGGTTTGATTCCTGATCAAACTTATTACTATTTACCCCTCGGTACTGTTGACGTATTGAACGCTAACTATCGTACAACTAGCAATATCACTACTGGCTCATATAGTACATCTGGCGTTACTGCTAATGCATTTGACGGTACAGGACAAAACGTCTGCCAACTCACCAATAACACTGGCGCTATTGGTATTAATGGCGGCTCTGGTAATCCGCTTTATATTAACACTGTTGGTATTCTCTCTGCGGTAACTGGTTCAGTAACTATTGAGATTCAAGCCTCAAGCGACGGAGTTACATGGGAAACTATTGAAGCTCCTGGAGCTGTAAATTGGGTTTCTGGTCAATGGCTCTATTATGATTTAGAAGCTACGGCTACGCTGCCGTATTGGAGAATTCAGCAGGTTGCTGGTATTGACATGGGCATGCGTCAAGTTCAATTCGGTACAATGCCTGTGGCAATCCCAATGGCACGTATGAACAGGGATGATTACTCAAACCTGCCTAATCGTCAATTTCAAGCGTTACGCCCACTGCAATATTGGTTTAATAGAACTATTAACCAACCTAACATGGAAGTCTGGCCAGTACCTAACTCCATTCAACCTCAGATTGAACTCTGGCTTAATCGCTATATTCAAGACGTAGGTGATTTGAATGGTGAAATTGAGATTCCGCAATACATGCTGTTTGCAATTCAAAATGGATTAGCATGGCAAATGGCTCAAGAATTGCCTCAAGTAGATCCACAGCGTATAATTTACCTTGAACAACAATATGAAAAACATTTATTGATGGCGCAAAATGAAAATAGAGATAAAAGTCCTGTTTACTTTAGCCCGAATATAAGTTATTACACAAAATAAATATGGATTCTTTTGTATATTCTTGGTCAGACCATAAAACCTCTAAAGTATATGTAGGGGTTCATAAAGGTTTTGAAAATGATGGGTATATTTGCTCGTCTGAACCTATGCTTAAAGAATACAAAGAAAAACCTCAGGACTTTACTCGCCAAATAATCGCTAAAGGTTTTTTGAATGATTGCGCTAAGTTAGAACGCCAGATTATCATTCAACTACTTAAAGAAAAAGAAACTTGTTACAATCGTTCAGCATGGCCAATGGTCGCTATAGATGAAGCGATTAGTAATAAAATGAAAAAAGCATGGGTTAACAGAAGAAAAACTTCTTTTTCAGATGAAACTCGTTTAAAAATGAGCCTAGCTGGTAAAGGTGTTCTTAAAACTGAAGAACATAAAGCTAAAATAAAATTAGCACTGTCAGGAAAACCTAAATCTTTTGAACAAATTCAAAAGATGAGAGAAGTAAACTTAGGTAAAACACTTAGCGCGGAAACAAAACGTAAAATATCAGAAGCGCATAAAGGTAGGCGAATGTCAGAAGAGCAAAAAGAAAAGTTAAGGCAGGTTTGGGCTAAAAAGAAAGATTCAAATGCCTAAATGGCTTGATACGTTAGGTAATAATACGCTCAGTATTGCAATATGCGATCGCTGCAAAATGAAGCGTGCGTATTCAGATATTATTCCTGACGGCAATATTCCTGCTTTAAGAGTGTGTCAAAATGGTTGTTCTGACCAGTTTGATCCTTATCGCCTACCTGCACGTCAGCCTGAAAAAATCACAATTCGGTTTCCGCGCCCAGATGCTGACGTTGCACAGTATAATGACGCTATTACGACGGATCCTAACGTCGTAAATTCACCAAACAACGTAACGCAAGGCACTGCTGGTGAATGGGGTATTGCTCCTGAAACCTCAGAGGATGATATTGATGGAAACCTCGATAACCTTGCACCTTAGTAAAGATTAATTATGGCAAACATACGAATCAGTCAGCTACCAACAGCTTCATCAGCAATCACTGGTGCTGAATTAGTACCTATTGTTCAAAATGGTGAGACTGTTCAAGCGACGGTTAATCAATTAGTTTCTAGTCCTTCACAAACTCAAACATTCCTGACAGTAAACAATGAGCCGACCCTGCCTAATAGTCGTTATATCGGAACTGGTCTTGGTCTTGGGTTCACTGATGGCGGTGCTCAAGGTAAGTATTCATTATTTCTGAATGGCACATCTGGTTCACTTGAGAACGCGGGTTACGGCTTAGTTGCAAAAACAGCGGCTGGCACAGTAGCTGCTCGAGTGCTTTCAGTTAGCGGAGCAGGACTCTCAGTAACAAACGGTAACGGTGTGAGTGGTAACCCTACACTTGCCGTTACGGGGCTTCTCTACTCCCTCGCTAACCTCGGTGGCACTGGCTTATTATTTTCAAACGGAAGCACTCTCAGTCCTCTGAGCATTGCTGGAACCACAAATCAGATTAACGTAGCCAGCGGCAACGGAGTTAGTGGTAATCCTACAATTTCATTCGCTAATGATGCGGTGTTTCCTGGTACTGGCGGTATTACTGTACCGAACGGAACTACGTCACAAAGACCTATTGCCCCTAACGCGGGTCAGATTCGTTACAATACTACTCTTTCCGCTTTTGAGTTTTATGAGGGTGGCGTATGGCAAATACTCGGTACTGGTAGCGGAACTGTAACTCAAGTCAACGGTACAGCAAATCAAATTAACGTAGTAAACAATACTACCACTCCAACGGTAAGTATTGTAAACAATCCTACACTTCCTGGTGTGGGCGGCGTAGTCGTACCTATCGGTACTACTGCTCAAAGACCTGGATTAGGTAACGGCACACTGCGTTACAACACTGATACCGCGACCTTTGAAGGTTACGCTAACGGTGCTTGGGGTTCAATTACTACGGGTACTGGTGTTACCTCAGTAGCGACTGGCACTGGTTTAACTGGTGGTCCAATTACTTCTACTGGAACAATCGCAATTGCTAACACTGCCGTCTCCGCTGGTTCATACGGTAGCGCGGGTGCTGTACCGACTTTTACAGTTAATCCTCAGGGTCAATTAACCCTCGCCGCTAACGTAAATATCAGTATTGCACCTAGCCAGATCAACGCTACAATCCCTAATACTGGATTGACAAATAGTTCAGTTACTTATAACGGTGTTACCGTAGCCCTCGGTGCTAGTGGAACGATTACTGCTACCACAACCAGTGCTCTAACAATCGGCACTGGACTGTCTGGCACTAGTTTTAACGGGTCGGCTCCAGTTACTATAGCTATTGCCACCACTGGCGTAACGGCAGGTACATACGGATCTTCATCTGTGGTTCCTGTACTTACTGTCAACACTCAAGGTCAAATCACATCAATCAGCACTCAAGCTAGTAATGCGCCTGCTTATCAAGGCACATGGAACGCTAATACCAATAGTCCTACTTTGACTTCTAGCGTGGGTACGTCTGGTTATTACTACGTTGTAACGACTGCTGGTAACACTACTTTGAACGGCGTATCAGGCTGGAACATTGGTGACTGGGCAATATTCAGTAACGGTGCATGGCAGAAAATTCCTGGCTCAACCACTGAATCATTTACAAATCTAATTACTACTAACCTACAAGTCGGCGGATTGACTGGCTTTGTTTATGCTAACAATACCACTGGATACGCTACCGCAGCTACTACTGCTCAACTTTTGTCATTACTCGGCACAACTCCAGTAGCTAACGGCGGCACAGGTTTGACCAGCTTGACTGCTGGCTCGTTAGTTTACGGAAATGGTACTTCTGCGTATAACACGCTAGCAATTGGTTCAGCCAATCAGATTTTGACCTCTACTGGAACTGCTCCGCAATGGTCTACTTTGAGTGGCGTAGCGGTTACTACGTTCAGTGGTGGTACGACGGGCTTAACACCTTCTACCGCGACTAGCGGAGCTATTACCCTAGCGGGTGTTTTAAACGCGGTTAACGGTGGTACGGGTGAAGCGGGAACTCTAACAGGTATTTTATACGGAAACGGCACTTCAGCCCACACAGTAGCTACAAATGCCCAATTACTTACTCTTCTCGGCACTTTAGGAGTGCCTAACGGCGGTACGGGTCTAACCACTTTAACATCGGGTTACATACCTTACGGTAACGGAACGAGCGCATTTGCGTCAAGTTCAAATTTGCAATTTAGCGGTTCTGCTCTTACTGTAACGGGTAGCGGAACATTCACCACTGGCGTTGGCGGTGGAAATTTTTAATTATATTGATTTGAAGCTATAATTTCACAAAGGATTTAATTATGCCACAAAGCGGATTTACACCCCTACAAATTTACTCTAGCTCGACGACCACGAATGTGCCGACGGCTGGGAATTTGACAAATAGCACTCAAGGTGCAGAGCTAGCAATCAATATTGCTGACGGTAAGCTTTTTTACAAAGATTCTAGCGGAATAGTGCAAGTTATTGGCACTAAAGGTGGTGTAGGCTCGTCTACAACCACTCAAGTCTTATATAACTCTAGTGGCTTAGTAGTAGGTAGCGCAAACCTAACATTTAACGGCACAACACTTACTACAGCTAATGATGCCTCTATTTCAGGTCTTACTGTTGGTAAGGGTAGCGGTAGTATAAATACAAATACAGCGTTGGGTTCTGCTGCATTGGGAGCTAATAGTGCAGGTGTAACAGGAACTTCAAATACAGCAGTTGGTGCTAATGC